ATGAGCCCTAAGCAAAAGTCAGCATTTGAAAAGGCTGATAAGAAGATGGATGCAAAGAAGCCATCAGCTAAAGCAGATGTAAAGATGGACAAAGCTCTAGCAAAGAAGATTAAGAAGAAGTAATGACTTAGCCCCCGAAAGGGGGCTTTTTCATTTATGATTGTAGTGTTCCCATGCGGGGAACAAAGCTCTACCCTTGCGTATATAACTGCTACTCCGATAGGAGCATTTGCGATGGCCAACATCACAGGATCGTCTAGTCCTGATTTCAGTGAAGGTTTAATTGAAACTTTTCCTGATGCGAAGCGCACAGCGCTTGGGTATGCTGGAATTATCGCCGGTTATATATTTGCTAAGGGTAAGAAAAAGAAGTGAAAAGCGATTTTGAAAAAAGAGCTCAAGCTGTAGCTGAACGCCTTGCCGAAGAGCTAGATAGTCAACTTCACATATCTGCCGAATCCAAGGGTTGGACAGCACCTATCCACCTTGAAGCTAAAAAAGGCAATTTAAATTTAGTTTATGATACAAATGACAAAGTAAATCTTTTTAACTCTGAGTATGGAAATCAAAATCAATCCCCAAACTCAGTAGTAAGACCATTTCTAAATGACTCAGAAACTTTAATTGCAGCTGAAATTGAATCAGAGGCTGTTGACTATTTGTTTGAGGTTGGGGTATTGCCATGAGTCAAATGCCTCAGTTAGAAAAATCATTTATTTTTAGAGAAGATGAAGCTCTTAAAAATCATCTACAGGGAATGACTGTAGCTGATCTAAAAGCCTCTACTCGTCCTGTAAAAGTTTGGTACGGATACCCGGACGTTGAAGTAAAACAACAAGAGTACCCATATGTGGTTATTGAGCTTTACGATATCCAACCCTCTAGCGAACGTCAAAGTTCTGGTTTTTGGATTGATGATACGTACCGTGGAACTGTTGCTGCTGTTGAAGGAGAAACTTATTCTTACTATGCACCGGTGACTTACGACCTTTTTTATCAAGTAAGCACATACGCACGTAACCCAAGACATGATCGTGCACTTATGTTTAAGGTGTTAAACGAAAAAGTACCAGGCAAGTACGGGCACTTAATAGTGCCAAGCGCAAACGGAGATGGAACCGTAGTTGCTCGCCATATGTTTCTCGAAGGGTTCACAAAACAAGACACCGTCGAGGATGGAAGGCGTTTATTTAGAAACGTCTTTTCAATTAGAGTAGTAAGCGAAATGACATTTGCTGAAGCTGCTCAAGCCACACCACAAGTTGAACAAATTAATATCCAAACACTTGGGAACATTCCTACGGGCTACGAAACGGTTTAACCTAACAAAATCTACAAAGGAGACTAACTTATGACTTCATACCTACGTCCTGGTGTGTTCGTTGAGGAAACCCTCAACCCACTTCCACCAGCTCTTGGTAGTAATGCACAGTCAGTGGCGGCTTTTATCGGTGTCATTGATCGTGGTCCTACTGCAGTTACTGCTGTAAGTTCATGGAACCAATTTACAAATTTCTATGGAAACTACGGCGTTAACAATCTAGTACACCTTGCTGTACTTTTATTCTTTTCAAACGGTGGAGGAACTTGCTATATACGCCGTACAGTTGGTGCTGGAGCCGTAACAGCTTCACGTACGTTTAATGATCGTGCGGATAGCCCAGCTTCTACTCTACGCTTAAACGCAGCAAACGTTGGCGCTTGGGGTAACGGAATTAACGTAAGCATCCAAACATCTGTTTCTGGATCTAGCGTTGACCTAATTGTCTATCAGGGTGGAACAGCTTCTTCAAACATTGTTGAGCGTTTTACTGATCTCACAATGGGATCAACTGATGATCGTTATCTAATTAATGTAATTAACGCACAATCAAAATACCTATTTGCCGAAGATACATTGTCTGCTTCAACTGGTACTGATCGTCTTCCTGTTGTTGCTACTAACCAATATCTTGTTAGTGGAGCAGATGGAGCTACTGTAACTCAAACTACAGTTGCTTCCGATGTTTCAGCATTTGACGTTGTTCATAACTCTTTAATTCTAAATGCTCCAGATACTACTGAAGCAGGTGCAATTAATAGTCTTCTTGCTTACGCTGAAGATCGTGGAGATGTTTTTGTAATTATTGATCCAGCCAATGCTGCTGTAACTGCTCAACTAGCGACCGCCGCAACATACACGGCTTCATCTTATGGAGCTGTTTATCACCCAAAGGTTGTATTAAACGACCCAACAAGCACAATCACGGGAACAACACTTAACGTTTCTCCTGGAGGAGCTATTGCTGGTATCTACGCAAGCACCGACGCTTCTCGTGGAGTGTTTAAGGCACCGGCTGGTCTTGCTGCTCGTATTGCTGGAGCGGTGTCTGTTGCTCCTCATACAAACGCAGAACTTGACTCAATGAACAGTGCATTAGTTCCTGTTAACGCAATTAATTACGTTACTGGTTCAGGCATTGTTGTTATGGGCGCTCGTACCCTAAAGGGTGGGGCAATTGATAAGTATGTACCTGTTCGTCGTACACTTATTTACCTACGTAAGTCATTGACAGAACTAACACAATTTGCTGTATTTGAGCCAAACAATGAGAAACTATGGCGTCAAATTAACGCATCAATTGACGGATTCTTACGTGGTTTCTGGCGTGATGGTGGACTTCGTGGAACAACACCTGCTCAAGCTTTCTTTGTAAAGTGCGATGCGGACAATAATCCACAAAGCTCAATTGACAACGGATACGTTAATATTGAGGTAGGAGTTGCGTTGCAACGTCCTGCTGAATTTGTAGTAATCAAGATCAGCCAGTTTGACGGTGGTTCCACCGTTACTGTGGCGTAAAGGAGATAAATAAAAATGTCAGAGAGCGTAATTAACCGCTTTTCAAGCGCAGCAACCGATCCACTTCGTTCGTTTCGGTTCTATGTTGAGTTCCTTGCTCCATCAGGTGGCGGATCTACCAACTCTAATATCACAGGCTTTGCCGGTGGTTTTACTAACGTAACAGGACTTGGAATCAACACTCAGTCAATTGCTTACCGTGAAGGCGGATACAACACTACTATTCACCAGATTCCGGGTATGACAACATTCAACCCAATCTCGTTGAACCGTGGAGTTATCTTCGGAAATGCTCAAGCAATAAATTGGATGAAGTACCTATTTGCAGCAACTGCTGGGGATGGAATTAACTTAAGCGCAGCTAATACAGATTTTCGTGCTGACCTTAAGATCTACGTTCTAGACCACCCAAATGCTGCTGGATCAACAACATCTACAAGCACTGCTGGAGCTAACAAGCCACGTATGGGCTTCCAGGTTCACAATGCTTGGATTTCAACTCTGAACTATTCAGATTTGGATGCTGGCGGAAACAATATCATGATTGAAACAATTGGACTCGTTCATGAAGGACTATCTGTATTCTTTACAGATGATAAGTTCAACCCACTAGCTTAATAAAATAAAAAGGAGTATAAATCGTGTCAGAATTATTGTCAGATCCACAAATTATTGCACAAGCTGCTAAACAATTTGAAGAGGAGCCTGCGGTGGTTGTTACCACCCAGGCGCCCTCTGATACAGAAGTTTCTCTTCCTGGCGGTTTTATAAACCGTGAGGGAGCTCTTGTTAAATACGCAGAAGTGCGTGAGCTTAACGGTGCAGACGAAGAAACAATTGCTCGTTCTGGAAGTACTGGGCGTGCTCTATCAACAATGCTTCAGCGTGGTCTTGTTAGTTTAGGTATGGAACCAACGTCTAAAGAAGATCTAGACACTTTACTATCTGGTGACAGAGACGCAATTCTTATTGGAATTCGTAAAGCTACTTTTGGTGCAACTATTGATTTTGACGTAACTTGCCAACACTGTAAAGCTACTGTTGTAACAACTATAGATTTAGATAAAGATATCCCAGTAGAAACTCTTAAAGATCCTCTTGAAGATAGAAATTGGGTATATGAATCAAAACTAGGACCTGTTGGGGTAACGCTTCCAACTGGATCAGTTCAAAGAAAATTATTAGAAAATTCAGACAAAACTGCTGCAGAACTTAATACAATTTTACTAGCTGGGTGCGTAGGATCAATTAATGGGGCTCCTTCTTTAGGAGCATCTTCGGTTCTTAAACTTAGTTGGAAAGATCGTGAAAAACTTGTTGAAGAAATTTTAAACCGTAACCCGGGCCCACGCCTTGGGGAGGTGAAAAAGGCATGCGAGGCATGCGGAGAGACTATGGATCTACCGTTGACCCTGGCTGCTTTGTTTCGAGTATAAATACTCGGATTACGAACACTTACTGGACCAATACGAACTACTAACTCGAGCATTTACTGGGTGGACGTTAAGCGACGTCCGATCTCTTTCATTTAGAGAACGTAAAAACTGGATCCAGCGTGCTGGAAGACGTAGGTAGGAGTAAACATGGGCATTGGCTCTTCAATGGGCATCGGGGGTTCTGGCGGCATATTTAGTCGCAAAACTGAGCTCGTTGCCGACCTTACTTCTGCTTTTAGAACTCTTAACGCAGAACTTCAAAAAACTAGAGATCTTTCTGCCGAAATATCCCGTAATTTAAAAACCGCTCGTGGTGGCGGTGGAGATTTATTTGATACTTCAAGCCATTCCTCTGGAACAAAAGATCCGTCGCAAAATGACGGCTCTCAGGGCGGCGGAAGTAATATAAATAATGGTGGCTTTGGCCTATCCAATATTTTAAATTTTGCAGGAAAAGCTGTTAGTGCAGGTCTTCAAGCAATGCCAACATTGCAAAATTCTTTTGCTCAAAATCTTTCTGCATCACAAGCTGGATTTAGATCAGGTGTAGCAGGTTTTAGCGGAAACTTGCAACAATCTTATCTTGCTAATAATGGAACTTTTGCTGGCGGTCAACAGGATGTGTATCAAGCTCAACGTTTGATGACAAACTACTCAATGCAAGGAACAAACGCACCCGTATTTCAAGCAAACGTTGCCGCAATGTCAAACCTTAGCCCCGGAATTACTGGTGAACAAGCTGTAAATGCTGTTCAATCTCTTAATAGCGGAAAAAGTGTAAATATGTTACGCATGATTGGCGTTAATATTCGTGGATCTAACGGAATGATGCGTGATTTTAAAGATATTGCTAAAGACCTTTGGAATGTTTTAACACGTTCAACTGGCGGAAAAACTCCTACTAAGGATCAAATTAATTTTTCTTTACAACCAGGTAATTTTCTATACCGTTTAATGGACGCATATTTTGGTCAAGATCAAATTTTGCGTGATAGCGTTACAAATGAACTTTACCTTTTAGCTGGATCTGGCGGTTCCGCAGCCGGCGCTCCTATCACTAGGTCATTAACTCAATCTCAAGGTTTAAGCACAGCCGCAACAAACTCTCAAGCAAAATTAGTTGCGTCTCAACTTGGATCTACACAGGCTGCCGCACCCTTTGAGTTAAAAGGTTTGGAATCTGCTAATAGTGCTTTAACTACTTTAAACACCAAATTTTCAGAGCTGGTAAAACAATCAGCCGCTTTGCAAAAAATTCTTGAAGGTAAAGGGTTCTTAGACACAATGGCTCAAGCTGGTAATGGTTCTGGCGGGGGAATTATGGGGGGCCTAACTAATTTTGGGGGAAGTTTTCTCGGAAGCTTACTTGGAGGAAAATCTGGTAGCGGTGCCCTTAAAAAAATGGGAAGCTGGTTTGCAAGTAAGGCCTCAAGTATTTTGCCTTCGATTGAAAAAGCTGGACTTACCGCTGCTGAAGTTAGTGCTGGAGCTTTAGAAGAAGGTGCTGGGGCTGCTTTATCTCCGTTTAGTGCTGGAACAAGCATAATTGCATCAACTGCTTTAACTGCAGGAACTATCGCTTTATTTGAAAAATGGAAAAATAGTAAAGGTAAAGGTGGTCAGGGAGGTGATGACACCTCAACTGTTATGCCGGGAATGTCACGTCCTCTTGCGGGAAACCCTCAAATTACAAGTCCTTTTGGTGTTGTTCGTTATTTAAATACAAACCAAGGACATAACGCAACTTATGGAAAACCGCATGGTGGAGTTGATTTTGGTGTTGCAGAAGGTACTCCGGTCTTTGCTGTTAAAGATGGAGAACTTTCTTCTTTAACGGATCCAACTGGTTTTGGAACGTATGCTTCAATTCGTCAAAATGATGGAAAAACAAGTATCTACGGACATTTGTCTAGGGTTGGCGTGCCTTCTGGTCAAAACGTTAGGGCCGGAGACCTTATTGGATATAGTGGAAATACGGGAAATTCAACCGGTGCTCATTTACATTTTGAAATGCGGGATGGTGCAACAAAACTTGACCCACTTAATTATTTAGAGGGTGCAACTTCTGCCCCAGATAGTTCTGGTGGAGCAACCGCTCATCCAATTTATGGATCCTTAAAGGCGGAAACATCTAACGGAAGCATAAGCCTTGTAAAAGGTGGGGAGGGCGATACTGCCGCAACTGTTAATGGTGTTGTAAATAATAAAAATCTTGGTCATGCATCATCTATAAATTATGGTGGGGTTAACATAACAATGAATTTTCCTGCTGGGACCTATAATAAAGAAGAAATTAAATCTGCAGTTCGTGAAGTAATAAGCTACGACAGTATAAGAAAGCATGCGGTGAGTCAATAATGGCTAATAAAACAAAAGGTTCGCCTTCACTTTATGACGTAGGTATTGCAAACCCTATTCATCAACAAATTGTTCACGCAGAAACTCAACAAACGGCCGCAAAAATACAAAAACAAATTACATCTTTAAATAAAAAAGTTGGGGTTCAACAATCTTCCGGATCTGTTGTAAAACCAGGGGCTCAGGGTGGAGATAACACGCCAACACCTACTCAACCAGATGCCGATTATAAATGGAATTTACCTCCGCATGCCTGGAGTATGCCTGTGCGACCAGAAGCAATGGATGAGGTTGTTTCTGGTGATCCTATGCAAGATATGGAAAAATACCGTCGAGGCCGTATGTGGTGGTATGCAAGCAGCTTGTCAGATTTTTACACAGCAGCCGGAAAAGTAGACAAAAAATTGCTTTCTGCAAGAAAATTTGGATTTCAATTTATTTGGAACCCAGACACTTACAATACTAACGTTTCATTAAACATGGATGTAACTCCGAGTCCAATGGATGCTTTTAAAGGTCTTGCAATGGCACTTCCTAGCCAACAATCTATTACTTTTACTTTAAGAATTGATAGAACTAACGACTTTGCGGCCCTTAGAGGGCTGCTTGGAAGAAACTACAATTCTTTTAATATACCTTCAGCAAATGGGGGAGTTAGTACAGATACTCCAGTTAGTGTTTTTACTGAAGCGGCAAAATATTATAAAACTAGTTTTTCTAAAGATATTACAGACCAAACGGTTATAGCAAAACAAATTAAAGATTTAATGGAATTAGGAACTATATCTGATTTGGAATATTTATATAAAGCTGTTAATGGAGATAACTGGCATAACATATCTGGTCGTAGAACTTCTGACATTGGATTTTTATCAGCTACATTGCTTAGAATTGATTTAGGACCTGCTGCATATGTTGGGTATGTAAACAGTATGAACATAACCCATATGGCTTTTAGTCAAGATATGACACCAATTAGAAGCGATGTTCAAATTACAATGAACCTAATGACTTCTGCAGGAATCGGTCAGGTTCAAAATGGTCAAAATAACCCGGCGGGAATAAATCCATGACAATTTATCAAGGATCTAGATATGAATATGCAACCGTTGATTTTTTTTCAACTGTTGCCGAAGGTAATGAAAATGCTGTTGTTTTTTACAATAGTTATTTTTCACCAACTTTTTCATATACGGAACACACTTATATTGCTGGAGAACGCCTAGACTCTATTTCGCAAATACATTACGGTCGACCTGATCTTTGGTGGTTTATTATGGACTATAACCCTGAAATATCTGACCCGCAAAATATAAGACCCGGGACTGTTCTTAGGATTCCTAATGCTTAACTATGTGGAACTTTCTTTGCCTAATGCAAATATTCAACCTAGTTTAATAACTGATTTTACTTTTTATCAAGAACGTGGAAAACATGAATTTGCAACAATTAAATTAAGAGACTGGAATCTTCCTTATGACTCTGTAAGGCCTGGAACCCCAGCATCTTTTAAATTAAAAAGTTTTGGAATATCTAAAGACTTTAATGGATACATTCACCATGTAACCCCACACATAACTCCTGGAACCAACTGGATTGAAATTCATCTAATAGGTGCTTCTTATCATTTAAAACAAGCATCTCAACAGGTTTATAAAAACGTAACGGCTACAGACGTTGTTAAACAAATCGCCAAACGCATTGGTTTTGCGTTTAACGTAGTTGATCACCCAAGAGTTTACAAACAAATTTCTCAAGCTGGGCTTACCGATTTAGAAATGCTTCATAAATTAGCAAAACAATGCGGATACTCTTTAAGACTTCAAAACGCAGAAATACATTTTCAACCGGTAACAAAAGTGTATGACGAAGTAAAAAGTGTTGCAAAAGTATTTACTCGTCGTGAACAAAGCCACCCTGAAGGGTCTACCCTTTACTCTTTTACCCCACATATAGGTGAAAGCTTAGATCAAGACGGCGAATATAAAGCAGCTGTTGGTGTTGCTGGTGTAGATAGTCTTACCGGCCAACTAATTAAAAAAACAAATCAGACCCGCCCAAAAACAGCTAAACGCCAGTCGGAACCTGAATATTTTGATCGTTTTGCAACTAATGTTGTTGTAAATAGCCAAGATATAGCAAAACACGAGTCAGTTTCCGCAGATGAGCGTATTAGATTTCCTTATACAGCAACGGCTGAAGTTTTAGGCACTGCGGATATAAACCCGGATGCCCCAGTATATTTAGAGGGCATTGGGCAAGAGTATGGTGGGTATTGGACCGTTTTAAAAACAGAACATAAAGTTGTTGCAACCTCTTACACAATGTACAAATACACTACGGTTCTTCATTTAGGAACCGACTCGTTAGGTCAAGATACTGGAAGACCTGGAGCACCAGCCACTGGAAAACCTAGTGAAATGCCAAAACGAATAATTATTCCTGGAGTAAGACAAACTAATAAAAAACCTGTTACCGCCCTTAAATCAGGAACACTAAATCCGGCTCCAAAACAAAATCCTGTAGGATTTGGAACTGTAAATAATCGACCAAGGCCAACCGTAGCTAATAAAGTTATAATGGCAAAAAAATGGAGCAGCCCTTCCGGAGATTTAAATAATGTGCAAAAAAGAGTTTCCCCCTCTTCGGCTGTTGTTCAACATTTAAGGAACCTCGGTGTTAGATAAACATTCATTTTTTGGTATTTACCGTGGAATTTGTATAGACATTGCAGACCCACTTAAAAAGAACCGTATAAGACTTCAAGTGCCACAAGTTACTGGTGAAGCAATTAGTGATTGGGCTTGGCCATGTTTACCCGTAGTTGTTGACGGAGAACACGGGACTTCTGAAGGGTTAACCACAACAAGTGGTGCTAGCAGCGCAGCTAGTACCGGAACATCTTCTAGCGGTAGCGCACACACCCACGTAATGCCGCATACGCACGTTGTTACTTTGGTAAAACACCATACAACGCCAAAAGCAAAACAAGGAGTTTGGGTCATGTTTGAAGGCGGAGACCCAAATTTTCCCGTCTGGTTAGGAGTATTTTAAATGACTGTACAAATAGCTTTGCCGTTTTCTTTTAATGCATCGGGGTCGGTTAACGTAACAAACGCTGATGAAAAAGTTTGGTCCGATCGTGTTATAACTGCGGTTATGACCAGGATTGGTGAACGGGTTATGCGGCCAAAATATGGAAGCAATGTAGTGGCCACCATTTTTGAAAATGAGTCTGAAGCAAGTTCTATTGTAAGAAGAGAAGTTCCAGCTATTTTTGCTACTTGGTTGCCTGAATTAACCCTACTTGCGGTAACTGCCAAGATAGAAAATAATGAATTAGCGGACAATACGTTAGCAATTTCGATAGAATACCTATTGCCTAATAAACAAAAGGGCATCACAACAACAAGAGTGCATTTAGGAACCTTTACCCAAACCGGTCTGCTAATCGAGGAGATTCAATAATGGCTGATAATTACATCCCCCAGATTGACTACACCTCTAGAGATTATGAAGCAATCCGAACAGATCTTTATAATTTAATTCCAATTTTTGCTCCTCAGTGGACAAGTCGTGATCCAAATGATATTGGAATTGCAATTCTTGAGGTTTTTGCCCATTTAGCAGACGTACTTAATTATTATATTGATAGAGCTGCAAGTGAAGCTTTTATATCTACAGCAAGTCAAAGAGACAGCGTACTTAGAATTGCAAAAATGCTTGGGTATACGCCAACAGACACCTCACCTTCTGCTGTAACTTTAACTTTTCAAAATTCCTCTGATGCAGACATTGTGGTTCCTGCTTTAACTCAAGTTCAAGCAGAAATTACCGTTAATGGTAAACAAACTGCAATTATTTTTGAAACAGACTCAGATGTAACCGTACCTGCGCAGGTGGGATCGACTCCGGGCTCTGCAGATGTAACGGCTACTCAAGGTTATACGGTTTCTGACGAACTTTTGGGTGCTTCTGACGGAACTGGAAATCAAACTTTTATTTTGGCAAATTCTCCTGTAATTCAAAACAGTATTTCAATTATTATTGGAACAACCGTTTATAACCATGTTTCATATCTTATTGAATCTGACGCACAAGATGCTGTATTTACTTCTAGTACAAATGCAGAATTTGTAACATCTGTTGAATTTGGCGATAACATTGGTGGAAAAATACCACCAACAAATTCTCAAATTTATGCTACTTATAGAGTTGGCGGGGGAGCTGAAACAAACGTTTCTTCTGGAACAATTACAACAATTCTTACTAACTATCAATCTGGTTTAAGTGTAAACAACTCTGCCGCTGCAATTGGTGGAGCAGATATTGAATCTATTGAATCTGTAAGAATCAATGCCCCTTTAAGCGTATCTTCTGGAAATAGAGCTGTTTCTTTGTCAGATTACGCATCGCTTGCTGTTCAAGTAACTGGTGTTGCAAAAGCTGTGGCGGACGCTGTAACTTCAAATAGTGTTAACGTTTATATAGCTCCTTTTGGAGATAGAGGCACTGACGGATCAGGTGACTTAACTACAGTATTTACAAATCTTGCTACAAAAGTTGAGGCGTATTTACAACCTAAAATGCCACCCGCAGCAACTGTAACAATATTACCACCGTCTTTTGTAGGAATTAATTTAACCGTGGTGGTTTCAGCCTTACCTCAATGGAAAAATACAACTGTTCAAATAAATGCTCAAAAAGCTTTACAAGAGATATTGACTTTTGACAATGTTGTATTTGGTGAAAAAATAACTATGCACTACATAATGAGCGCTCTTGCAAACACGCCTGGCGTTAACTACTCAAATGTTACTTTGATTGCTAGGGCCGATGGGCCTCAATCAGGCACTACAGATATTACACTTGCAGTAAACGAGCTTCCTGAAGCTGGAACTATTTTAGTTTCAGTTTCTGGTGGAATTAGTTAATAGGAGACAAAAATGACAGCTAGCTATCCATCCGCAATTAGGTCCTTTTCAACAAAAAGAAATATTCTTGATGTTGTTGATGCTGCAGACCCAAACGGTATTCAAGAAGAAATAGTAGCAATAGAAGCTGCTATTGGTGTTAACCCAAATATTTCAACATCTCCGTTAAGTTCTGGATCTTTTGCTGCAACATCTACACCATATGCAAATTTAAGTGCTCGTTTAGCAAATATTGAAATAGGAATTGTTTCTGATTCTCACACTCAGTATCTCCGCCGTACAGGAAACGAAATTATTGTAAACGCAATTTCTACAAACGTTGTTTTTTCTGTTAAGGGCGCAGCTAGTCAAAGCGCTAATTTGCAAGAGTGGAGAGACTCTTCAAACAACCTTTTAGCCAGCGTCGCTTCAGATGGAACATTTACTGCTAAATCAATAAATTACATTGAATTTCAAAATCAAATAGTTTCTTCAATTTGGAGCTAATTAAATGACACGTTATGGCACAGACATCTATGGTGTTGGCGTATACGGCGCTGGAACAACACAACTTGTAGAGTTTGATGCCTCCCCATTTACTGCTTATCCAACAGATTATTCTAAGATTCAACTTAACTGGGTTGTTCCTACTGGGGATTGGCTTTCAATTAGACTACTTAGAAATAGATATGGATTTCCGTTAACCGCAGATGACGGAGATATAATTCTTGATACAGAAAAGGCTAGTGCTCCAAACAGTTTTATTGATAATGGATCTCTTCCTGATAATGCTGGAATTGTTCAAGGTATTGATTATTTTTATTCTCTCTTTGTATTAAAAACTTCTGATAATTTTTGGTACAAAGCTGGGGATGCATATACGGTTACTACAAAAGATTATGAAGGAATAGTTGGAGTTTATGATCTTTTACCAGCAATTTTTAAAACTAAAACTTATAAAACTTTATCAGATAGTGCAAGTAATGATGATTTAATTTCATTTCTTAACATATTTGATAGTTACAACGATTCTATAAAAACATACGGTGAATTATTGTTAAACACTTATGATCCTTCCGTCATTCATTATCCGGCTTTGCCATATATGATGAAACAATTTGGTTCTCAATTTGAACCAGAACTTGGTGTTCAACAATCTAGAATTTTTTTAAGAAATATATCTTTAATTAATAAAAGTAAAGGTTCTTTACAAGGTTTAAAAGACTTTATTAAATCTTTTACTGGGTGGAATGTTGATGTACAACCAACAGTTAATTTAATGCTTACCTTTAATGATTCTTCTTTTGAAGAGTCTGTGGGATCTTGGGAAAACATAGAAAACGCTAACTTGTCTTCTGTTGGCAGTTTAATTGTTGCTCCTTATGTAGAAGCAACTACCCCTTTGTTGTACCCAAATAAACAAAATGGAAGTTTAAAATTACAAGCTATTTCTGATGGGGATGTGCAGATTGCTTGTGGCCTTAGTAATCCAAAAACAAAAGGTATACCAGTAAAAGCTGGAAATACTTATGCTTTTTCTATTTATACACAAACAGCAGTTACTTCTAGAAAAGTTTTTGTTGATATTAGATGGTATGACAGAAATGGTGTAGAACTATCACGTGCTGGTGAAAACCAAAAATTAAATTTAACGGGCGGTTGGAAAGTTAGGGTAGCAACTACAAATACAGCTCCAGATGATGCATTTTTTGCTGTTCCATATATTCGTGTAGAAAACTGTGCGTTAAACGAAGTTCATTATTTTGACGCAGCTCAATTTGAGCTTGGTTCGGAAGGACCAACAAACTATCAAGAGTCTCGTGGTTTAAACATATCTTTGCTTGCAAACCGTGTAAATCTTATTAGCAACCCTGGTTTTGAAACTTATTTAACGCCTTGGGTTGCAACAAATGGAACTATAACAAGAATTGACTCTATTTCGGTTGGTGCTGCAACAAATAGTGATTACTCGCTAGCAATAGCTCCAACAACTTCTGGTTTAGTAAAAGTTAAAAATGATGAATTTATTGAAATATCGGGAAATGAGTGGTACACCTTAAGCGGTTATGTAAAAACGGGCTACACCGGTGAATATGCTTCAGATCGTAGAGGAGGCTATACGTTTGAATGGTATGACGCATCTAAAGCTTACATTAGTACTACTGGCACTACAGATGCATTATTAACAGAATATTACCCAACAGTTGGAATATCTAGAACAAATAACATTTTATCAATTGATACAGGAGTATTTACAAGCTTATCTGTTGGTAACAGCATTCGTTTAGTTGATTTTGACGGTATTTATTCAGGTTTATCTTTATCCGGTATTGATGGAACTTATACAGTAACTGGTGTTAGTGGAACTATTATTCAAATAACTTCTTCAGGAGATAATTTTTCATATACTCTTAAATCAAGTTTATCTTTGTCAGATAATTCATGGCTTTTACAAGATTTAAAATTAGATTTTATTCGACAATATTCTTCTCAATTATCACCATCAAATGCTGTTTATGTAAAACCTGTATTTAATTGGACTAATGGGGTAGTCGGACAAACAATTTGGATTGATTCTCATCTTTTAGAAAAAGCTACTTCTCTTAAATCATTTTTTGATGGCAGTACCGGTGTTAGCCAAGCTACTGATCTTCTTTGGGAAGGGGAGATCGCAAATAGCAGGTCTCACTATTATAAAAATAAACAAGCTGCGGAAATTCGTTTGGCTAAGGAGCTTCCTAACTATTTATACATAAATCAGTGGTTTGCCCTTTACTTTGCCAACTCCTACCAAGGCTGATTTGCGCCTTACCCCCTAAACCTGTGTAGTATCCCTCCCAAAGGAGGACTACATGGGATCAAAGTTCATCGTGGTAGTCGGAGATGGCGAAACCACAAGAAACAACGTAGAAGCGTTATTTGAAGATTTTTTCTATAAAAAATCAAAAGACTACATTTTGCTGCTTCCATTTATTGGCCGTCCAAGTCAAGGTCAGGTGCTAGCTCATCAAGTATTCCAAGAATTAGGGATGCAAACAACCGCATTGGCTCCAGATGAGGCAATGATATTTAACTTGGGTAGCGCTAGCCTTAACACCGTAAACGATCCTATATCGGCTGCTATAGAGGCCGTAAAGGGTGAGGAAGCGTATGTATTTGCTTTAGTGACCGAAGACGGCCAAATCGATCTAACGGGCTTTACAGAGGCGCAAGTGCCTTGTTATAACCTCTGTAGGGGTCTTATGGCTATAAACGCCGTAGAAGTCATCCAGAGGCCGATAGAGGCTAAGATCCAGGCTGTGCAGACACCTCTTCCCGGACCTTCTGAGCTAAGTGCCAATATAGCTGAACTTGTTGGCGGATTTTCCAACGCCCTTATGGAAGTTCTCAGAAAGCATGGTGCTGTGAAATGAGGGATCTTTCAGCAAAGGCTTATGGAATTTTAACCGCAATAATTCAGCACAATGTGAATATATCTGCGGAGTCTTTGGCTGAACATTTTAACGAGGGTCGAAGGTCGATGCTTAGTGGTTTGAAAGAACTTCGTGACAATGAGTACATTGAAACTAAGAACCAACGAGTCGGCAATCGAATCATAAAAATGTCGACAATTACAGAGAAAGCTGAGCGTCTTTTTTTTGGCGTGAATTCACAAGTTGTGAAGTCGCAAAACAGCACTAGTGTTACCAGTAATGAGCATATAAAGCAGAATAAAACTTATTCTACTGTTATAAGTAAACCAAATCTCGAGACGGAGTCTCGAAGTTATTCAGAGGTGGAGGAATTTAAAAAAATGGGATACGAATTTTTTGGGCCGACCTCCGAGCCCGCCGATGATTCTGAAGATCCAATAGCTCGTCGCAAGGCTGCCGAAGCACAGCGCAAGGAAGACCACGACAATGTGCGGAAACGTGTTTTTAAAACTAGGTTTGAACGACGTCAGGAAAAAGCTATATCTGATTGGTCTGTAAATGACGTTTGTTTTGAGTTTGCTGCGAGGATCCACAATTACTGGAATATTGCTCCGTGGTCAGTCACTGAGAGTCAATTTTCTGGGGCTTTGGCTACCGCTAGAAAACGTTTAGGTACTACAAGTGAGATTGAAGTTGCTGCTATGGGCATATTTTTTAGTCAGATAACTGCAAGCGAGTACAAAGATGCCGAAGTACTTTGGCGTTTGTTTATCTCTCGTTTGCCGGGCCTTATGGGTCAGGCTAGTATGTCTCTTAGATCCGCAGAGACTGATAAGGTTGCTGAAGATGCTTTTGAAATTGGTATGAGAAAGCTAAGGGGAGAAAATGTTTGAGTTAGATAAGCTAAAGATACGTCGCAATACGTGGATACGTTCCGCTGGTCTACCTAAACATTTAATTGGTTGGACTTTAGAAGACTGTGTTGCCGTCCCAGAAAGAGTTATGGGTGCAGTAAACCTTTGGTTAGATAATGTTAAAAATGGAAAAATTATTGACGCAATTGGTGAAAGGAGCTGTGGTCAAGGTTTAGCTTTTTATGGAGAGCCTGGTCAAGGAAAAACAACTATTGCTGCAGCTTTAATCCAAGAGGCTATGCGAACCTTTTCCTTAGACGTATTTCCTCTTAACGATATTCGGCCTTGTTATTTCATAACCTATGCAAGCCTTTTAGATCTTAAAGGGGAGATGATGGATGACTCTGTTCAAGAGTCTCGTGAAATGCTTTACGAGGGGATTATGGGTCAATCTAAAGATGAGCACAGAAATGTAAAGCTTTTGGTTTTAGATGACGTTGGACGTGAACATAACAGCGGCAGCGGTTGGAATAAGAATATGCTTCATCACGTTCTTCGTAGTAGATTTAACGCAGGACTTCCCACAATTGTTACCTCAAACATTGCTTTAAAGGACTGGCCACAGTGGTACGGAGAAGCAACGGGTAGCTTTGCCTATGAAGCTTTTATTAATATTGACCTACAATCAGCTAAAGGAGACTTAAGAAGATGAGGAATTCGTCAGTGGAAGATACAAGGTTAGTTCAGGTATTTTTAAGCCCTGTCCAAACTTCCCCTAATATTTTTGAAGTTAGTTCCGGAAAAAATGCACAACTAACTTGTACATGTCCAGGCTTTCAAGGAAAAACTTCTTGCAAACACACCAGGTTTGTTCAAGCTCGAATTGATGCAAACGATGGAAATTATCCTTTAGAGATATCTAATCGTGCTACGGATGATGACGCAGAACTTGCAAGAACTTCCCCACAAGCATTTAGAGAGTTTGTTATTAAGTTTGCAAAAATAGAAGTTTATTAAAATGCGTAACGGGGATATTAGTAACGATGTTCCTAAAAGAATAATTGTTACAACAGATACTTTTGTAATGCTTGAAACTAAAACTTCTAAAAAAAGACGACTTAGTTTTAAAAAGTACACACATAAAAATGTTTCTTTTAAAAAAGAAGTATTAAGTCGTCTTTATCTGTTTAATGATAGAACGCCTTACAACCTTGAATTAGCGTCATTTGACTTTGAAGCTGAGGAGTTGGGTAAGATAATTGATGCGTTGGACCAAGCCGGTACTAACCCTTTTCGTTACCACACTAACTATCCTTCGATAGAAAAATTAGTAGCGGAACTACCATTTCGTCCAGAAGTTGTAGGGGTAATAGATAGACCTGATAGGCTCCTCCGCTACGGACACTGGGGAATGGACATGACACGCTTATGAACAATGAAAGAAAGTTACTTAGTAAAGCAATATTAGAGCGTGACTTAACCCCTTTATTTGATCACAACGTAAACAGCAATTGGTTTTTAGATGATACAGATCGCAAGATTTGGATTTTTATACGTGAACATTTCACCAAATATGGAGAATGCCCAAGCGTTGAAGTAATAACAGATAACTACCCGTCTTATGAATTAGTTCCCAGCACAGACTCCATAGATTACCTTTTAGATACTCTTGTTTCAGCTCGCCGCAAAGTTGCTACCGCAAATATTCTTCGTGAAGCCATTGATAAAATTGATAAAGAGCAGGACCATGAGGGCGCTTTAATTGCATTGCAGTCTGGAATTATAAAGCTAGATGAAAACGGATTTAGCCAAACTAACGACGTAGATATAACAGAAGAAGCCGAGGTAGATAGACGTTGGGCACGCTACCTACAGCGTAAAGAGATTCCAGATGGCCTATTGGGTTATCCAACAGGCTTTCCTACAATTGATCAGGTAACAAGTGGATTACAAAATGGGCAACTTATTGTTATTACAGCAACTCCTAAAACCGGTAAGTCAACTGTAGCTTTACAAATTGCTTTAAATGTTCACGAAAAGTCAGAAATTATCCCTATGTTTTACTCTTTTGAAATGAGCAACAGAGAACAAGAAGACCGTTACGATGCTATGCGTGCTCGAATTTCTCATAAACGTTTAATTACTGGACAACTTACGGATGAAGAAGCAAACAGATATAAAACAAAACTAGAAGGATTAAAAGAACGAGAGCGATTTTGGCTTGTGGATTCAGCTTCAGGCTCAACTTTATCCGGAGTAGTGGCAAAGCTTCAGTTGCATCGCCCAAGTATTCTTTTTATTGACGGTATGTATTTAATGATTGATGAGCAGACTGGTGAAGCAAATACACCACAAGCTTTAACAAATTTGACCCGTGGATTTAAACGATTAGCTCAAAAGTTTGACATTCCTATTATTATTACAACCCAGTCATTGGATTGGAAAAAAGGTAAAGGTGGACGTTTAACCGCTAACTCAATCGGCTATTCATCTTCATTTTTTCAAGATGCGGATGTATTGTTTGGTCTAGAAAAACCCGAGGAGGACGTAGATGAAACTCGTGTACTTAGCATTCTTGCTAGCCGCAATAGTGGACCTGGTTCTACATTCCTAACATGGGAGTGGGAGACAGCAACATTCCGTGAGATGGATGGAAGTGATGCATGACACCCGAGGAGATGGAAGATTTTTTACATGGTCTTAGGATAGAAACTTACGGAGCACGTGGTTCTGAAGTACAAGGTCTTTGTCCAGGGCATTTAGAAAGAACTGGCAAAGAAGATCACAACCCTTCTTGGTTTATTAACTCAGATACCGGAGCTCACATCTGTTTTAGCTGTGGCTTTCGTGGTGGACTTCAATATCTCGTCTCATATGTAAACGGCATTCCCTATGAGGAAGCCAACGAGTGGGTAAAGACAACCACTAGTGACTTGTCTGCTCGGTTAGATCGTGCGCTAGCTCCTAAGGTAAAAGTAGTTGAAGATTCAATTAACTTAACTGATGCTAATTTAGCTGCTTACACAATTCCATCTTTTGAAATACTTAAGGCACGTGGAATAACTATTGACTCGGCAGTTAAGTACGAAATCTTGTACGACTCTAGAAAAGATTGTTGGATACTCCCTATTCGTGACGTTAAAGGAAAACTTCTTGGTTGGCAGGAAAAGGGCGTTAGGGGCCGTTATTTTATGAACTACCCAACAGGAATCAAGAAAAGCCAGTCTTTGTTTGGTTATGGTCAATACAAGGGCGGGAACATGATTGTGGTTGAGTCGCCATTAGACGTGGCTCGTATGGATTCTGTGGGCGTTTCAGGAGGTGTTGCAACCTATGGTACGTCTGTTTCTAAAGACCAGATAAACATGATTAAGGGAGCAGATCGAATTATTTTTGCTATGGACAATGATGATGCTGGCCGCACAACGTCCTCAGATTTACTTCAACGTTCCGTTGAAATGTGGTTTGAGTGCTGGTTTTTTGACTATACCGGCATTGACTGCAAGGATGTGGGCGGTATGAGTAAGGCGGAGATACTTCAAGGTATCCAAAAAGCTAAGCATTCATTACATGGACAAGGAGCATTAAAATGATTATCGGATTATCTGGGTACGCACAATCAGGAAAAGACACGGTTGCAAAAATTCTTGTTGATCATTACGGTTTCAGAAGATTAGCTTTTGCTGATCCAATTCGTGAAATGCTTTACGAAATGAACCCTAAAATTACTGTTGGCTATGATATAGAAACTAATATAAAACTTATGGTTGATAAGGAAGGTTGGGAAGAAACTAAACAAAATCCCGATGTTCGTAGACTTCTTCAAAATCTTGGAGTTGCTGCCCGTAAAGTTTTGGGAGAAGAAATTTGGGTAGGCACCGCTCTTCGACAGGTTTGGGGCCCCACTGATAACGTAGTTATTTCAGATGTTAGGTTTAAAAATGAAGCCGACATGATTAAACAAATTTATGGGCTTAACCAACTATGGCGTGTAATACGTCCCGGAACAAACGCAGTAAATGATCACATATCTGAGCATGAGTTAGATGATTATGAATTTGATTTTGATATTTACAATGAAACTAATCTGTTAGCTTTACACGAGGACATAGAAATTCTTATGGAAGGCGTACGTGTTTAAAGGAACCTTACTTCCTTATCAACCTGAGGCTGTTAATAAAATGACATACAGACATAAGGTGTTGGTTGCCTATGATTTAGGCCTGGGAAAAACAGTTTTAACTATTGCAGCTGTAGAAGAACTTATGGACAAAGGCTCCATTAAAGAGCCCGGTTTAGTTATATGTCTTTCTAGTCTTAAATACCAGTGGAAAAATGCAATTGAAAAATTTACTGAAGGAACTTCAAAAGCTTTAGTTATTGACGGTACTCCTAAAAAAAGAAACGAACAATACGCAGATGCCATGGATTGGCAAACAAGCAAAATTGATTACATTATTATGAACTATGAACAAGTAGTTAACGATTGGGCATTAGTTAAAAACTTACCACGTGGGTTTATTATTTGCGATGAGGCTACAGCAATTAAATCATTTAGATCTAAACGTTCTAAAGCTGTAAAACGTATGTCCGATGCTCCATTTAAATTTGCTCTTACCGGTACCCCAATTGAAAACGGAAAACCAGAAGAACTTTTTAGCATTATGCAATTTGTAGATGACTCAGTATTAGGAAGGTTTGATATATTTGATAAAGCATTTATTGTTCGCAACCATTGGGGTGGAGTTCAGCGTTATCGTAATTTGCCTACTTTGCATGAAAAACTTAAAGACGCAAGTGTTAGAAAGTCACAAAAAGATCCGGATGTTGCGCCTCATTTACCAGATTCCATACATAATGACCCGATTCTCATCACGCTCGACCGACGTGGGGCAAAATTATACGAACGAATTAGAAAAGATTTATTAGAAGATTTAGCAGAAGCCACAGCTTTGTTTGGAAAAAGCTTTAATATATTTGCTCATTACGGTCACCAAAATGACGGTTCGTACGGTGAAGAAAATGAATGGCGTGGCCGAATTATGTCTAAAGTTGGGGCATTAAAAATGCTTTGCTCTCACCCCGATTTATTAAAAACTAGTGCTAACAAGTATGTTAATAATCCGGGAGAAGGTTCTTCTTACGTTAATGCTTTATTAGAAGAAGGTGTTTTAGAAGGGGTGGATAAGTCACCAAAATTTGAAGCATTAATTCAATATGTAAAAGATTTTTTAGATCAAGACGATGAAAACAAAGTAGTTATATTTGCTACCTATGTTGATATGACAGATAAAATTGCAGAAGCCTTAAGAGATTATGGATCAAAAACTTATACAGGACGCCTTAACGCTAAAACAAAAGAAGAAAATAAAATTGCACTTAACACTGATCCCAATGTTCGTGTTTTAGTTTCTTCCGATGCGGGTGGCTACGGTGTTGATTTACCGGCAGCCAACCTTCTTGTTAACTACGATCTACCTTGGTCATCTGGTGGGGCAACTCAACGCAATGGACGGATAATGCGAGCCTCATCTAAATGGCCAAGTATTGTTATTCAAGATTTTTTAATTGATGGGTCCATAGAAGTTAGACAACATGAGATGCTTCAGCATAAAAATGCCGTAGCTAATGCTGTTATGGATGGTGAGGGAATTAACGAAGCTGGCGGCATTGACTTCACGTTAAGTAGCCTTAACCAGTTCTTATTGCAATGGTCGGTATAAACTAAGGGGATGCCTAATGCACCTAAAACCCCCACACGTACCATTCGTGTAGCAGACGACCTTTGGATTGCCGTGCAAAAGAAAGCGGCTCGAGAAGGCGTAACTGTGACCAGTGTCATAGTAGATGCGCTTGTTGCATATAAGGACAAATCGGACAATACGCACTCTTAACAATTTGTCAGTCCCCCCAGCTAGGGTATAGATTACAACCACTAGTTCAAAGGGGATACAAATGATAGACATCAAATCGTTAACAAACGAAGCTAAACAATTTATTGCGTTAAAAGAGCAAATTAAATTTTTAAGCGATCGACAAAAAGAAATTAAAGAGCGTTTACAAACAGCTCTACAAGAAGATGGCGAAGTAGACGGCCGTGGACATATAACATTAGAACTTGATGAAAATATCAAGATTACAAATCAACGTCGTGAATCAAGAACCCTTGACGAAAACCTTGCAGAGTCAATGCTTAAAGAAAAAGGCATCTATGACAAGTGCATTAAAATGGTTCCAACACTTCAAGAAGATTCTATTATGGCTTCTGTTTATACAGGAGAGCTAACAGAACAAGACATTGATTTATTATTTCCAGCAAAGGTAACTTACGCTTTCCTACTATGACAGATGACATTATTGAACAATCGTTTGCTGATTTGTACTACCCGGGCAGCAAGCGCAAACGTCGTGAAGAAAAAATAATTGAACCAAAAAATACTTCTTGGGATTCACGCCCAAGACCAACTACATTGCCTAATGGAAAAGAAATAGATTTGTTCACCATAGGTGCACTAGCTGAAGCGCTTGGTCGCCCAGTTATTACATTAAAACTATGGATGGATGAAGGGCACTTGCCAACATCCCCCTACCGTTTACCGACTAAAACGGATAAGTTAGGTAGGGAAAGACAAGGCAGGCGCTTATATAGTCGATCTATGATCGAATCAGCAATCGAAGTATTTACCAAGTTTGGCGTTTTGCACGTGAAGCGTATAGACTGGTCTAAGTACCAAACGGTTACTGAAAAAATAGCCGAAGCTTGGGAGAAGTCCCTAGCCGAGGAAACTGCATAAATGACTCGAATATAAAAGGAGATAACGCCATGGGCGTACAACAAACACCGCCGGATGCATCAGCATACGGAGTAGCAGTTGACGAAGCTTTCTCAGTGGAAGATCGTCCAGCTCAATCAACAAGCACTGTTTCAGCTGTTAAGGCTGGATGGGATGCTGCCGAAGAACTAACACCTCAGCTTAAGGAATTTCCTACTGAGTACAAGCACTCTGAGCAACTTCAGTTGATTAAGTTTCTTGATCAATCTGGACCATTTGCTAACTATCGCCAACACTTTCTAAGCAACAAGCTTGAAGGCCGACGTTCATATGTCTGCATTGGTGATAATTGCCCACTTTGTATCACACTTGATAACAAGCCTGAAACAAAGCGTGGTTTTTCTATTGTTAACCTTTCAGCTAAACCGTTCCAACGTCAAATGCTGATTGCAACACCACGTTTGTACAAAACTTTGCATGCTGGAGAGTATTCGCCACAAGGTCCACTAACTAAGAACTTTTGGGCGCTTAACCGCACAGGACAAAAGCAACAGACTGTGTACAACTTGATGTCAGTAAAAGCCCGTGACCTACAGGAAGACTGGGGTCTTAATGAGGCCGATGTAGAGACTGCACTTGCAGCTTTTAAGCCATTTGAATCGTCTGAAATCCGTACGGATTCATACGCAGCGTTGGTAGAAGTCGCAGAGAGCCTGCTCTAAACTATAGATGTCTAAAGGCGCCAGAACTATCCCCTCTGGCGTCTTTAGGCTTTAGGGGATAACAATTGATGAATATAATTACAACCAATGATCAATTAAATGAAATGGTTGAGTATTACCTTGGACAAGATGCGTTTGCTTATGACGTTGAAACCGTCGGACCACGTAGAGGCGATACTCCTATTAATGAAGTTCTTTGGATTACTTTTGCTACTCATGGCAGGTGTGACGTTATCCCTATGGGTCATCCGAATGGTGATTTAGTAGAGGTTGTTTACCCTTTAACTGGTCAGGGAGAAAAAAGAGTACAGCAAGGTCTTCCCGCACGCCCTAGCGATTATTCAAGAGATGCTAAAAAAGCAACTAAAGTTTTTTCAGAACCAATGAAACAGCTATTTCCAGCTGAAGTTTTTTCTATTCTTAATCCGCTTTTATTTAACGATACTATATTAAAAATAGGACACAATTTACTTTTTGATTTAACTTCCGTAGCAAAATATTACGGCGGCGAGGTCCCCCCTGGACCCTACTTTGACACAATGATTGCCTCTTTTATTTACGATAACAGAAATAAAAACAAATGCGGTTTAGCGGATTGTTTAAAGCGTGAAATTGGTTATGAAATGGTTAAAGGTGTTGGAGCAGAAGTTGAAAGGTATTCTTTTGACGAAGTTGCTCAATACGCATACTTAGACGCTAAATACACGTTTTTACTTTGGAAAATTGTTAGCCAAAAGCTAATAGATAACGAAGTTACGGGAGTTATGAAACTTGAGATGGATGTTCTTAAAGTTTTATGTGATATGAAGTTAACTGGGGCTCCTATAGATATGGATGCACTTAACGAGTTAGATGCTCAACTTAAACTTGACATCGAAGAAGCTAAAGCTGAAATTTATAAAATTGCAGGTCGTCAGTTTAATATTAACTCAAACCCTGAAAAACAACAGCTTTTATACGGCCCTAAATCACAAGGCGGCCGTGGTTTAAAACCAAAGGTAGTAACAGCTTCCGGAGGTGATTCTGTTTCTGCAGAAGCGTTAGAGCTTTACAGAGATGAGGATCCTTTAGTGGGAGCAATGCTTAAATACGCAGACTTAAATAAACTTCACACAACTTATGTTGTTCCTTACTTGGGAGGGCAAGTATTGAGAACTACCGGTGGTAAATCTAAAATTGAAGAAAAAGATAGTTTATTGATTAATAATCGTATTCATTGCGATTTTATTCAACATGGTGCTGAAACCGGACGGTTTTCTAGTAGAAACCCAAATCTTCAAAATGTTCCTTCACCACACACGCCACACGGAAAAGCTATTAGAAATCTTTTTAGAGCGCCCAAAGGTTATAAATTTGTTGTAGCGGATTACAGTCAAATTGAACCAAGAGTTATTGCTTCTTTTTCAAAAGACCCAATCATGCTTGAAAATTATCTTGAAGGTGGGGATATTTATACAGCAGTCGGAAAAGAAATGGGCGTTGATCGTAAGGCCGGTAAAGTACTTGTTCTTGCAATGTCTTATGGAGTTGGCCCTGATAAAATTTCTAGGCAAATTGGTTGTACAAAACAAGAGGCTAGAGATTTATTAGATCGATTTGCAGCTAAATTTTCTTCTATTTCTTCATATAGGACAAAGGTATTAGTTTCTACACTTAAAAAGGGCAAAGACTCAAAGCCAGTGCCTTACGTAACAACTTTAATGAATCGCCGTAGATACCTTCCAAACATGCTTTCACGGGATCCTGGAGAAAAAGCCGGGGCAGAACGTCAAGCTTTTAACACTAAAATTCAAGGATCAGCAGCTGACATAATTAAGTTTGCAATGGTTCGAGCTCACGCAATGCTTCCTAAAGGCGCTAAACTAATACTTACAGTTCATGATGAGCTTGTAACCCTTACGCCGGAAAATTTGGCGGAAGAAACCGCTGAAGCTATTAGAGGAGCTATGGAAGGAATAAATCTATTAGAAGTACCTTTAGTTGCTGATTTAAAAATTGTTGACCGTTGGGGAGAGGCTAAATAATGTTTCGCAGAAAAGCCAAAAACCCTTATAAATCAGAGCGGATTGTTACCGAAGTATCTTTGCCAACTTTAGCTCGTTGGTATGCTTATGACGCCGGTTTAGACGACCCAAATGACATAGCTTCCGCTTTAGGAATGCTTCCCACATCACAGGATGGGTTAAATTACGAACAACAAGAGAGCGATAAAAGACTAGATAAGGTTTTAGTTTTGATTCCACTATTAGAGTGTGTAGCTGATATAAATGCCCAAGCTATTACAGCACTTCAACTTGAAAATTTTACTGAAGTTCAGGGGTTGGATTTAAACGACTTAGAGCACGAACGCATACATATTGAAGATATGTACCGCCAAGTGGGTTTTGCTGCCCTATTAGCGGCAGTTTCAGCTGGTGTAGAATTAGGAGTAATAGAAACTAACGCAATTAAGGGCGGGATAATAAATGTCGAATAACTGGTGGTCTAATAAGCTTGGAACACAGCAACCAGCACAACGTGTTGAAATGCCAACAGCCCCTTCTCAACAGCCAATGGCAAAAGTTCCACAATCAACAAACACTCAAACTACAACATTTTTGCCAAGCAACGGTAATTCAACTAGTTGCCCAAGTTGTCGAAGTAAAAATTATATGAAAGTGGGATCACAAGTAACCCAATCCGGAGCAGTAGACGCTTGGCGTTGCTATGATTGCGGGTATCCATTAACTCAAACAGGTACAGGTATTGCTGGAGCTAACGTTCCTTCCGCTGGACCAACTCAGGCAGCTATTCAAGTTCCAACCGGAGGGTTTAATCCAACAACTATCTTCGGGCATATGTAACGTGATAGGATCACGGCATGCACATAAAGCCGTTTGATCCAATATCACATAAAAAATACGATAAAGCCGCTAAAGAAGTATTTATAGAATACTTAAAAACTAACGGGTATACAGAAGTTATTGAAAACCCAAATCAATATGGGATAGATATCCTTGCAACTACATCAGACGGAGTTCTTCATAAATACGATGTAGAGGTAAAAACAGGTTGGAAAGTTAGGTATTTTAATTGGTCTACAGTCCATATACCAGAGCGTAAAAGAAAATTTGCTGAAAAAGAAAATCAATTTTTTGTTGTTTTAAACGAAGAGCTAAAGCACGCATTTATTGTTAGCGGAGCAAAGTATTTAGAATGTGAACGCATTATAAAAGATACTGTTAACCAACCAGAAGATCATTTTGTAGAAATTCCAGTAAAAGACTGTAAACGAGTAGAAATAAGGTTAAATTCACATGTTTAAAAACGCAGAAGTAGATAAGCTTTTAGTTAAGTTTAATAAAAAGTTTGGTGAAGGCACAGTAATTTTAGGTAGCGAGATACGAGACGATTTAGTTAGCCGTACAACTAGCGGGTCTTTAGCTCTTGATGTAATTCTTGGGGGCGGTTGGCCTACTAATCAATGGCATGAAATTGTTGGTGAGGAATCAAATGGTAAAACAGCGGTTGCCTTAAAAACTATTGCCGCCAATCAAGCTAAAGACCCTAATTTCACTACTGTATGGGTTGCGGCAGAACAATGGGTTGCTTCTTATGCTGAGCTATGTGGGGTTGACGTTTCTAGAATTTATATAGTTAATACTAACATTATGGAACACGCATATGAAGCGGTTATTCAACTTGTACAAAGCAAAGCTATTGATTGCATTGTTATTGACTCCCTTCCCGCTTTGGTACCTAGCGCAGAAAATGAAAAAGAAGTAGAAGAATTTACAGTGGGCCGTGGAGCTATTTCTACTAATAAGTTTTTTCGCAAAGTAGGCTATGCCTCTAAACGGAGCATGACTGAGGCCGAAAGACCATTTATTGGTTTAATGATTAACCAATATCGAGATAAAGTTGGGGTTATGTATGGGGATACAAAAACAACCCCAGGAGGTAAAGGTAAGAATTACAGCTATTTTACCCGTGTAGAGGTACGACGAAAGGATTGGATTGAAGTAGGTAAGGGCGATAGTAAACGTCGTGTAGGCCAAACCATTGCGCTTAAAACTTTAAAAAACAAATCAGCTCCCCCACAACAATCAGCTTTTATTGATTTTTACTTTACAGAAGGGGGAACAGTTGCCCCAGGGGAATACGATTTTGCTAAGGAAATTGTGGCATTAGGTATACTTAATGATGTTATCACCAGAGCTGGCGCCTATTACCGATATGCCGAAAGGCAGTGGCAAGGCGCAGATGCTATGGTTGTCTCAATAAAAGAAGAGTTAGATCTTCGAGAAGCACTGGAGAAGGATGTCCTTGAAGTTGTTAAATCTGGTTCTAAGTACGTTGTAGAAGCAGATGAAGATGACGAAGAGTAAAGGACAAAAGGAGTCAAGGAAGCACGAGGAGCGATTAGCAAAAGCAATCGGTGGACAACGAGTAGTTGCCAGCGGAGCATTTTGGAGTCGTAAAGGCGATGTTAGGTCTAAAGATTTGCTTATAGAGCATAAGTGGACCGGCAAAGCTTCCGTATCCGTAAAGGCTGCGGTTTTAGAAAAGATTGTCACAGAAGCAATTCTTGATGGTCGGCTTCCTGTTTTAGGTTTTCATTTAAACGGTGAAAACTATGTGATGCTTACCGAAGACGACTTTCTAGAGCTGCGCCAAAACCTATTGGAGTGCTCTTGTTCGAAGACGAAGGTCCTGAAAAATGGCGATACTTAGCCAAGTGTCGGGGCATGTGTTCAAGTCCTGAAACGGATTACTGGTTTCCCCCCAGAGATAAAGATAAATACAAAGATATAGCTGATAAGGCTAAGTCAGTTTGCTTTGGCAGAGATGGTAAGGCAGAATGTCCGGTGAGAATAGAGTGCCTTCTATACTCAGACGCTAACGATGAACAGCATGGAATTTGGGGCGGCTTAAGCCACCGTGAAAGAAATGCTTTAAAACGTAAAGCTACTAAAAAGGGCAAAACATTAAGGGAATGGGTTACTAAAACATGAAACCAGCTGGCGCATTGAAAGCTTTCTTAGATGCAAGTAAAGGTAACACCAGAGTACTTGGATCTGTAGATAGATATTTACTTTCAAGGCCAGCAAGCGATAGATCATCATTAGTAATTCATCCATCGGAAATGGCATCAGATAGTTGGTGTCACCGTGCACAATATTTTTGGTTGAGTGGCCACACACCAAAACACGAACCAATTGGTTTAAGAAAAGAAATGATTTTTAGTGCGGGGCATGCAATTCATGATGCTTGGCAAACTTGGTTTTCCGATATGAATAAGCTTGTTGGAGAATGGAAATGCTGGGTACATAATGACGTTTGGTTTGGCAAAAAATCCGATCATAAAGTTGATTCAATAGATTCTTGTTATATAAAATACAGAGAAGTTGCGCTTTCATATAGCCCTTTGAGGATTTCAGGAAAAGCAGATGGTTGGCTAGTTGAGTTTGAAAATTCACTTTTATTAGAGGTAAAATCTATAGGAGAGGGCAGCATACGTTGGTATGCACCAGAATTAATTGGCGAAACTTTTGCTAAAAGTTGGGAAAATATTAAAGCTCCTTTTAAAGACCATATTATGCAAGCTCAAATTTACATGAAGCTTGGAGAACTTATGGGCATTGAAGGTTTTCCCACAGAAGCTTTATTTATTTATGAAGCTAAGGGGTTACATGAAGCCAAAGAGTTTGTAATTCAAAAAAGCGATTTTGGTGTAAATCATTTGTTTGAAATTGCGGCCGAAATAGTTGCAGCAGTTGACAATGGCACTCCCCCTGTGTGTAATATTGGCGGCATGGCCAAGTGCAAAAAGTGCAATAGTTATGAGTGAGCTAGCAATTAACGCCGGCACCAGTCAACCGGTTATTGACAGTTTACAGATTCAAGGGTTTCAATTCAATACCCGAATGGAAATTTCCCTACCTGAAGTACCTTCTGATTTAACAGAATTAGATGACGAAGGTCTTATGAATTTGTTTGGAGAACTTACTTCTTACGCTAATTTTTTAAACGCTCAATTTGCGTGTGCTGTTATTGACGAGAAAAATGCAGAGCACGCTTTAGATTTTGAAGAGGCTAAGCATTATGTTTCAGCATATGAAACTAATAAAAAAGAAACCGTAACCATAATGAAAGCAAGGATGGCTACTGATCCACAAATTATTCATTTACGTGAAGCTTCCGCAGCAAAGTATGCCTATAGAAAACTTCTTGAAGTTATGGTTGGAAATATAGAAAGAAGCACAATGCTGGTTAGCCGTGAATTAACCCGCCGCACATCTGGGGGTAATGCATTTACTCGTGGGCAAAGGATGTTTCCATGAGATTAAAAGAATACGGTCAAGGATACTCACAAAATACAAATCTTTACGTAGGTATTGATCAGTCTTATAGTGGTTTTGCTATAACAATTTTAAGTGAAAACGGCTCATATAAGACAACTGTTGCAAAATTTGATAGTTTTGGTGTTGATCGTTTAGCTGAAATTCAAACACATTTAAAAGAAACACTTGCCGTTGCTTCATTAAATAATTCTATTTTAGATGTAGCAATAGAGGGTTACGCTTATGGGCGTGAATTTGGAGTAGCGCAATCTGGAGAACTAGGTGGAGCTGTAAAACTAGTTTTGTGGAGTATGCCTAATATTGGAAAAGGTAATTACCCACTTATAGTTGCCCCAACATCTTTAAAAAAATATGTGGCTGGCAAAGCCACGGGTGTTCAAAAAAATCAAATGCTTTTAAACGTTTATAAAAAATGGGGCGCCGAATTTTCAGACGATAACGCAGCAGATTCTTATGGATTAGCTCACTTAGCTTCTGGTAAAGGCACGCTTTCTTATGAAAAAGAAATTTATGCTAAAGTTAATGCTGCTGAAAGCAGGGAAAAGTAATGCCAAATTATGATTTTGTTTGCATATCTTGCGATATTCAAATTGAACGGTATTTTACTTTTGATGAGGACCATCGTATTGAGTGCGAGCAATGCGGAAACGAAATGGTAAAAGCTTTTTCAGTAACACCGGCCCACTTTAAAGGTGGAGGATGGGGAGGACAATGAGTAAGCGCCAAGAAAAAATTGAAGCAGCAAAATTTAAACAAAAAGAATTTTTGTTAGACCGCAAAAAAATGCAACTTATGATGTTTGAACAGGCTTTTGAAGCCGGTAAACATATTTATGAATCTAACAAAGAACAAATTCCTGCCAATGAAATTGAGCAAATAGAGGCTCAGATGAAAGAAAACCAAGACATCATAGATAAACTGAGGGAAGAAATTGGCGAAATCAATCCGCAGCCTGAAGCCTGATTACACAGGAACAATGGAATATGAAGATGTCATATGCCACGATTGCCCTAAGTGTGAAAGCAACTTGTGGAACATAAAGGCCTCATTTGAGGATTATGAAATTTCACAATATATGCTTGACATGGAGTGCGCTATCTGTGGAACTTACGCCAAAGCCCCCACCCCTTTAGACAGACCAAATTAGGTCTAACCCTCATAATTTTCCCTGGGAGAACTACAACTCGTAACCCAAGGAGCATAAATTGACAGAACCAACTAAAAACGAAGACGGCTTTTTGCGTGTAGCAGCCGGATCTAACCCACAATCAGTAGCTTCAGCAATCGCCCACAGTGTTTATGAAACTCGTGGCTGCAAACTTCGTGCCGTAGGTGCAGGAGCGGTAAATCAAGCTATGAAGGCAATTGCTATTGCCCGTGGATACACAGCCCCAAGAGGTATAGACCTAGTTTGCGTGCCCGGTTTTTCCACAATTAAGTCCCATGATGGGGACATTTCCGCCATGGTATTCGAAGTAAAAACTGTCTAAGACTGATACATTTATTACCACTAACCCTTTGGCCAAAGGAAACTAAATGAAAGATTCAACAAAGAACTCAGCGCCTATTGCGCCTTCATCAACTGCACCATCAGTTTCATCTTCAGCTACTCCACGAGTTGCTAAGCCAGAAAATGGTACTGCAGTAATTAAGAAAAATGTAGCAGCAGGTGGAGCTACAGGTTCAACAGCACACCGCAGCAACAAAAAAGCTACCGGCGGGGCTGCTTATGGAATTACCGCAAAGATCCCTGCATACCAACCTTCAGAGGCTGGAAAAGTGCAAGGAAATGGGCGTCTGTTCGCACCAGCTATTAAGCGTACTGCTCCTAATTTCTGGGACGGTACAAAAGTACAGCCTTAGTACTCACTAAGCCGGTCTGGTCCCCACCGCAAGGGGACCATTTCTATTTGCACAAACTACATATGTGTGCTTAGATAGAGGTGTGGAAAGAACCCATCCTAATGCAAAAGGTTTTTGTTCTGTTGCAAATTGGCTGACCACAAAAGATGATCAGTTTAAAGAAGAGTTTGAAGAACTACTATCAAACGATGGAGTTTCAACCGCAAGTTTGCATAGATTTTTTTCTGACAATACTGATACATTTCCCGGCCTAACTTCTTTCAAATCTCACAGAAATAAATGGTGTTCATGTGGCTCTAAAGGATGAGTTTAATAACTTTATTAAAGCTGGAAATGAAGGTTCGGATAATGTTATGAAAGATATTCCGGATTCTTGGAGGCCAAGATCTGAAATAGGAACTGATGGCGGGTTTATTATTGGAAGCCCTAGACCCGATGGAAACACCCCAGGAGCAGAAGAGCTATTAAAAGAAGCTGGTTTAAATCCAGAAGAATGGGCAGTTGTTTCACATAGACGTGGACGTTGGCAAAAATTTGACGGCGAATGGCTCGAGTCATTCAGAATTAACGTAGTGCCAGTAGTAACGCAGTCCGTTACTAAAGACTATGATTTAGAACAATTATTAGAACAAATAAGCAAGTGGTCACCAAGTCAATCAAATGATTTTGATGGCGATTTAACTGCCGTATACAGCGTTGGTGATACTCAATATGGTAAAGATGATACCCCAACAATTATTGATCGAATGTTAAAAGCAATCGACGATTCAGTAACTCATCAAGTTTTTTTAGCATCTAAATATAAAATTGGTCAAATTGCATTGCCACAGCTTGGTGATTGTATTGAAGGCATGACAAGCCAAAAAGGCAAAGTTATGGGTCGCCACGATATAGGTGTTTCAGAACAAGTACGTGTAGGTAGGCGTGTATTGCTTGCTCAAATTAAAGCTATGGCGCAGCTGGTTCCAAAAATTATTGTTCCAGTAGTTCCAGGAAACCACGATGAGGTTCAACGCTTTTTAATAGGTCGCCCAGAAGATTCGTGGGCGCTTGACGTTGTAGCATCTGTTGCAGATATTGTTGCGGAAAACGAATTTTTGCGTGATCGTGTTGAGTTTAGATTTCCAGCTGCAGATGACAGCACTTTAACTGTTAATTTGAGTGGAATTATGTACGGAATGGCTCATGGCCATCAATCATCTAATCTAATTAAGTGGTGGGGCGGTCAGGTAATGGGGCGTTGTTCCGTAGCAAACGCTGACATATTAAATGTTGGTCATTATCACCACTATCATGCTCAAAGCGTTGGCCCAAGACTTTTTGTTCAAAACCCAGCGATGGACAATGGATCCGCTTGGTTTAGAGACAAATCAGGTTTAGAGAGTGCACCCGGCATAGTTTCAATGGTAGTTGGAAAAGATTTTGATCCACGTAGAGAGTTAGTAGTACTAGGACGGCCTCGTTAATTTACAATTAGGGTATGCCTAACCTTCACCAAAACGTACAAAACCTCGGCGCAGGTGGAATGTACGGAACTAACACCACATATGGTGGTGGAGGTATGCCGGTTGCTCGTTCAGAGCTTGACTTCCTTCGTATTGGTGTAGGTCGTGAACCATCGGCAGAATACCCAGATGGTTATTTAGGAACTATTCGTACACGTCGAGATGATCGTGGACGCCCTAATAGTACGTCTGACAAAGTACTAGATAGCATGAAGAACCGTGTTGGTCAACGTTCATACCAACGTGGTGTTCACCGTGGTGAACGCATTGACCCAAGCGATTATTATTATCCGGAAGGTTTTGAGCCGGATCGTGGTATTAAACGTCAAATGCGTGGAGTTTCAAACGGCAATGTAATTTCAACAAAACGCAATTCAGATCTTGCTAAGTTTGCACCAGCTCCACATTTACCTAATGATGGTAAAGCTGGTCCTCAAGCAAAAAGCGATTCACCTATTATTATTAATCAAAAGCGTGTTGATCAATGGTCACGCATGAGACCCGGGTGGAAATAATGGCGCAAGGCGCAGGTAAGTTTGCTGATGGCGTATATAGCCGTCACCCATGGACAGCACCAGCAGAAGCGGCTTATCCACCACAGGAATACATTGGACCATTTCAATCCAATCAAGAAAGATTAGTTAGCCAATCTTTGGCGGTTAACACCATGAGCAAACCGGAAATTCAAGCTTTGGTACGCCCACCTATGCCACAAATTGAACTATTCCCGGATAAATACGGGTACACCACTGAGGAGTTTGGCATTGAGGATATTATTGACCTCAGAGGTAGAGTCAACCAGCGCCACGATTACTCTGGTGAAGCAACTACTACTGAATCAACTAGCAGAAATACGTTAGGACAAGTTTAATGGCTATCGACCCTGGTTTACTTACAGATTCAACTGGAGACGGTATGGCTGGGGCTACAGATGTATCCCTAGAAACACAACAAAAGCTTAAAGAAACCTACTACAATGGGTCAAAGCCCTGCATCGAATGCGGTTTAACTATGAACCCAGTAGAAGCACTGCATAGCAACGGCACTTGCCCAAATTGCAAACGTCGTAACCAAGCAAAACTAGTGAAAGGCCGCATGGCATGACAGTACGTAAAGCTCGTTCAGAGAACGCATCACTTATGGAAGGTGCAACAGACGGTAAGTACCGTAAGCGCCGCCCAAACACCGAAGTTGCCGCAGGTATGGGCGACCAAACAGTTATTAAAAACCGTTCTGGTTTACATCCTTACATGAACTACGGTTTTATTAACTCAGAAGAGACTGCAAAAGTAAACCCAGCAGGTAATTAACTTGGAGCCAACACCAAAGCGAATTGATCTTGGAGTAAGCACAGGCCCAAGTTCAACAGAACGTGCAACAATTCGTGCTGGTTACAAAAAAACAGAAGTAAATTATGCGCCGGACACAGAGCCTTCTAAACCAGATACAGTTTCTGAAGTTGACAAGGGCAAACACAGCCGATTAGCTGTACAAAGAGAAGCTTTAGAAGCACACGCATTGCCCGGAGGACGCAACTCAAAAGCAATTGATGAAAATACCGGTCATCAAGTATTTACAGCTCCTCATATTAATTCACCAAAAGCACCCGAACGTACTTTAGCGGAGCACAGCAAAGATTTTATTAGCCATACTGTTTCAGGCAATCGAGCTAAGGCAGAAGCTTCCAGAGCTTCATTTCACGCTATTCAATCAGAAGCTGTTTCAAAGAAGCTAAGCGGAGCTCCCAAGGGGCTAGAACGACCTTGCTCAACCCCAGGTTGCCGCAACACCAATATTAACGTTTCCAAGTGCGCAGACGGATCCTGTTCCCCTATGGGCGGTTCCGTGAATGTACAACGCCCCCGGGGGTAGTGTAGTATCGGGGTCATGGTACTTGACCTTTCAACCCTAGCAACTCAAAAAGACGAACATCGCATCCTTGTACTGGCGTGTAAAGAATGCCTTACAATGGAAGAAATTCCAGTTGATGAGCGTTATCCAATTAAACATCAAGAAAATAATCCTTATTTATCGCTAGCTTTAGATAAACATCAACGCCCGCAGCCACATAAAGGTGTGTTATTTGATGTGGACTTTGCCGTATGGGCAAGTGACACGGGTCGCAAACAGATCCAAGCACAGGTGCTTGAAGGGCTCGGTGGAAAAGGTCTTGGCGAAGACGTTTATGCCGCTAGAGACAACTATTCAGCAGACGCTATGAAGTGTTTTTCTGCACACAATAAACCAGAAGGTCAATGCCCAGATTACAAATCTGGA